TAAGGATCGCTTCCTTGGTGCTATCGCTGTACGCAAGGCAGGTGTAGGCCGTCCACGTAGAGGCTACGGCTTCCACCCATGTGATGGTCGGGAACCGCGCCTCAAAGTCCGTTTGGATGCTCATCAGCCGAGACTCATCACGCCGGTTTCAACGCCGCGCATGATTCGCTTCATGAGCTGTTCGTCAGCCAATTGCACTTCTGTCAGTTCAACAGAGCCGCCAGCAGCAAGGCCGTAGCGCTTCATTGGGTTGGCGGTGAGGTTGGTCAGGGTCATGGCCGACACTTCAGGCTTCGGATCTTCACCAAGCGCCTTATCGATCTCTGACTGAATGCGTTTCTCGCTCCAGCGGCCATCGACCTCAATGCCCAACTCTTCCGCTTGCTTCTTGAGTTCGTCCACGACGATTCTCCGAATAGGTGCGCATCCTTGCGCGAGGGAATTACAGACCGGTCAGGGTAGCAGCGGCGCCGTCTTCGATCACGTCCAGGCCGGCAATCGAAGCATACGATTCAACGTAGTACTTGAAGCCGCGCTGATCGATGCTCGACACGTTCAGTGGAACCGGGATACGGAACTGCATACCGCGACGGTTTTTCGAGAACGCAACAGTTACCGAAGTAACAGCAGCCTGGCCGGCTTCAGCCTTGTCGGTGGTGCCGAAGGTGACGGTCGGGAAGTTCATTTGCAGAGCGCGCAATACCGACATGTCGGTGCCCGCAGTGTTCAGGAACTTGGAAGTGGCGATGTTGTACACGGTGTACGGCATCGTTACCTGATCGGCCTTGAAGCTGGAAACGTTGAACACGTTGGTCCACTGGCGGTTGATCAGGTCGGCGATCTCCTGGTACAGCTCAACGCCGGTTGCAGCAGCAGCGGTGACGGCAGCGGTATCAGTGTCCCAGCCCGAGTAGGTCAGCAGGCCTTGAGTCTTCAGCGTGCCGTTGGTGCGGCGCTGGCCGATGTAGCCGATGTAGTCGATCTTGCGGTTGTAAACCTCGTTGTGCGCTTCCAGGAATCGCGACGGCAGGTTCACGTTTTGCAGTTCGGCTTTCTTCAGCTCGACTTCCGACCAATCAGACTCGGCATCGATGCTGAACACAGGGATGCTGTCGTCTTCGCCCTGCAAGGTGATCTTGCCGGTGGTATTGGTGTTGGTACCGCTTTCGCGGAAGTCACCGTTGATCTGCAACTTCAGCTTTTTGATGCTGTCCGCATAGCCGCCTTCGTTGTTGACTGTGATGCCCTGCATCAAGAAGGTCAGATCAGGGTATTCCTGAGTGAAGATCTCGGTGCTGAGGTGTTCCAGGTTGCGGGCCAGGATGATGCCACCGGCATCAGTGAAGTTCTTCTTGGCGTATGCGGCCTTGTCTTCGAAGCTCTTCACGTCATAGAGCTTGAACGGATCTTTCTTGATAGTCATGGATCAAACTCCAGTCAGGTATTGGGGAATCAGGACAAGCCAGGTGTTTGCTGCCTTGGCTTCCCAGAACACGCAACCCGGAACGATGGCGTTGCTGGTTGATACTTCGGTAGCCTTGCCCAAGTTGGCGCCGGCAGTGTTCACCGCGTAGACCTGCTGGAAGCGAGTCGGGGTATCACCGGCCAGGACTTCAACGGTCACGAAACCGAAGTTGACGATCTCGGCCACTTGGTCCGGGGCAATGCCCAGCTTGGTGTAGGTGGCGTTTTCCAGGGCGCTGGCGATCTTGCGGCGGACAACGCCGGCAATGACCGGAGTAGCCGAGGTATCCAACAGATCGATGGAGCCGGCGTCATACTTGACGAAGCGGCCAGGCACAAGTCCTTCTTCCCAGACTTCGAACGCCGAGCAGTTGTAAGGCGATGCTGCGATGAACTCGCCTGCGACCAGATCAGGGATCGCGGTCAAAACGGTATCGTTAAAGGCCATGATTATTCAGCTCCCATTTGTTTTTTCAGGCGAGCAGACAGACTGGTTTCGTCTGGCTTGCCATCACCGAAGTTACGGTAGTCTTGCGACGGCTTCTTCAGCAGCTTGAAGGCTACCGCCAGTTCGGCGTCGGTGAACTGGGTCGAACCATGCTCAACCGCCAGGGCATCACGCATGATCTGATTGGTGGACTTGTCGGCGAAGTTGTAAGCCTCGTCTACGAAGGTGCGCGCCTTGTCGATAACGGTTGCGTGAGTCTTCACGGCGGAACCGATGGCGACCTTGATAGCGTCTTTGAATGCAGCGGAGTCGGTCACGGCGATGGTGTCCTTTGGCTTGTCGTCAACAACTTGCGGTTTTTCATCAACCACCACATCTTCTTCGACGACTGGATCTTTTTCAGCGTCAGGCATCTTCACGCCTGCATCAGTCGCGATGGCCATGATCTCCTGCAAGGCTGGCAGCAGCTCTTGCAGCTTATCGACCGGGACGTTCTTGATCGCTTCCGGCAATCCGGCAGCAATCTCAACAATTTGGGACAGGCTAGCCGCCCCCTCAGCGTCACAGAACGCCTTGTTAAGCTTAGGCATGGTAGCCTCCTGGGTTGGTTTACGATCTAGGAAGCGACAGCCAGAGCCGCAGCGTCCGTTTTCTACTACAGCGAGATGTGTCGGGATGATATCACGCTGCTCGAAATCATATTTGTCATGAGGTACGAGCTTGCCGTGATAGCCGAGGGATGCTTGGGAGTTGCCGCTGTCAAGTTCAGCCTGGATCTCGGGGCCGAGGACAACGCTGTTACGAATGGCCAGGGTCGAGTCATACACTTGGTCGAAGGAATCGATCAGGGATGCGGACTCAACGCGGCTTTGGTAGTCGTCGCCTTCGGTGCCTGGCTCAATGTGGCCAGCGAGAATCGGAATCCCGGCCATCATCGAAGCAGCACTAGCAATCGTGGCCGGCGAACGGTAGACCGTGAAGATCTTACCGGGCGGCTCCATACCAAGCTCACTGCCAAGGTACTCAAGCACGCCGTCGCGGACACTGACAACCGACTTCCTCTGGCTGTCGTATACCGCGACATCGCTGAACTTAAGAATCTTCATTGATTCGCCCTTGGCATAAATCTTGCCGAATTGTAAACCCGGCAAGATTGGAATGCAAATTGCATCATCTTCCGCATTAAGGCCTTTCCTCCCAGATAAACCAGAGCGTGCCTGTCGCTGGTCCGCTGCCGAAGTTGGCGTGCTCGACGTGATAGGTGTTAACGGCGATGCCTCGCTCATCACCAACCACATTACCAACCGTGCTCTGCTGTGCCGTGGCTGTAGCAGCAACGACTCGATGAATGTCCAGGGCCGTCGCGCCAGTTATCGTGCCGCCAGCCGTCACAACCACTTGCGGGATGTAGAAAGGAGTAGGACGCTCGGTCATATTGTTCTTGCCTATCACAGGAAGCGTCTCGCTGAATGTTCCGCCAGGTGTACCGCCAACGCTATTGGTTATCCGCAGGCTCCCGCTGTCCAGCTCAATGCCCTGCTGCTCAAGGATGACATTTATCGGAACGGCGAATTTAAGAACCAGCGACTGCCCAGCGGCGATGTTGAACTCGCGAAAGGTCCGAAACTCTTTCCCGGCGAAGAACCCGGTCTGCCCAACGTCAACACGTAGTCGAGCATTTGGGCCTGTGCCTTTATCCGTCAGAAGCCGCAGCGGAGGGTTGGCGGTTTCCTGGCTTGTCACCCAAAGGATAGGCCTGACGCCCCCGACAAGCCCCGAGAATGTCACTCTGATCGCCCGGATTGCGCCGTCGAATGACAAGGCAAACTGTCCGCTTGTAATAGGAGCGCTCGTTCCGAGGTTGATCGAACTCCACGCGGAAGATCCAATAGCCTGGCTTTCAATAGTCACGGTGCCGGCTGACGGCGCGGTATCGAAAGACAGGAACACCGCATAGCTCATGATCGAACCATCAATCACAGGTATGATTTGCGGCCCGTTTACGGCCTGAAGTCGATTGATGGTTGTCATAATCCTTATCCTTCCTCTTCCGTTTCTGGAATGATCATCGTGTAGGTGCAGCGACAATTCGATACTGCCGTTGTATTCGTGATATAATCGCCAGTATCAGTCTGGAGATTATAGATATGCCCAAGGTAATTAGCACTGCTCTTCTCGATCACGCGGCAAACCTGGTAGCCGGAGGCGCAGGAATCACCAATGCCTGCAAGGATGCGGGGGTTGGTTACGTCCAGCTCCGTCGTCATCTTGAAAAGCTCGGAATCACTGCCGTCCGCAATACGCGCAACGTCGCACGCATACAGCTTCCTGATCAGCAGATCGCGGCCATGTACCAGAACGGAGAAAGCGAAAACGCAATCGCTAAATGTTTTGGTGTTAGTCGTAACGTCATTCGATCCAGGCTTGTCGAGCAGGGAATCACCCCACGAACCCAGAGCGAAGCGGAAACACTCAAGTGGGCTCAGATGTCGAATGATCAGCGTGCTGCACAGGTCGAGAGCGCTCATGATGCGGTCAGGGGAAAGCCCCAGACTGCCGAACACAGGAATCGCATCGCGGTTGCACGTCAGGCTAGCAAGTATGACCATCTGATCGGAATGGGTGAAACCGAGTTCGCTCAGCTTTTGACGGATCGAGGCATCCGCTTCACGCATCAGAAGGCTGTCGAAAGCTATAACCTCGACTTCGCTATCGGTAACGTCGCCGTGGAACTTACCGCTGACTGCGGGCGCTACTCCATGTTCAACCCCAAGGAGATCCAGCGCTGTGTGAATCTGCTCAAATGTGGGTATCGCACGATTGCCGTACAGTTCAGTAGTGTCGACGCTCTCATCCAGTCGGCGGATTACATCATCGCCAGCGTTGATGAGATGAGCCGACTTGAATCCTTCGGCGGTCAGTATTGGGTGATTGGGTGTCGTCTTCAGGATTACGCCATCGTCAAAAACGAACGACAACAGTTCGCCAGCGTACCGGCGCCGATACAGCTTGTGAACAAGCGAAGTGTGATTGAGCTGTGAGTCGCCAGGGAAGCAGTTGTAGTCTGTACCGGGCAGCAAGTGCAGCCCGTCGACTGACGAATAGAGGCCTTCTGCCAAATCGAACTCCTTGCCTTCCCGATCCTCATGTGACGGACGTACACGCTCATCACCAGCAGTCTCCCAGATCGCTTTGGTGATACCGAGGTTCTGCGCTCGGATCTTGGTCGTGATCGAGTTGTAATTCTGCACCTGGTTGCGGGCCAGGAACTTGGCGTGATTCTTCCGCTCGCTGACGATGTCGTCAAACTGGCTGACGATGGTGTCGAGCGATTCGCCCTGACTCATGGCGAACAGCGTGTTGTTCGTGAACTTCTGGAAGGTGTCGTCACGCAGGGTTTTGATCCACTGCGAGGTTTCGGCGACCAGCGCATTAGTGGTCGCCTTCATTCCCTCTTTTGCAATCAAGGCCTGAACGTCGATCCCGACGACCTTGGCGACCTTCCCGTAAAACTCTTCCTTTGACTTCTTGTCGAGCTTGGCCAGCACCTGCTTGCTCACAGCCTCAAGCCGCTGGTCATCAAACTGCTTAAGCAGCTTCTTCTTGACCTGCTTGGCCAGGCGAAGCAGGACGGCGGCATAGTTGCCTGACTGGGCATCGGCGAACTTATCGATAGTCCCAACCTGCAATTGATTCAGGACTTGATTCTTGAAGCGCTTGGCCATGGTTTCGACCATGAACTCGATGGCATCACCTAGCTCGTTCTCCTGAGCCCTTGGGGACTTCGGCGCCTTGATCGGCGTAGGCTTCTCAGCCGTCAGTTCACGCTTCATTGGCTGGCGCGCCGGTTAAAGGATCGACCACATCAGGAATGTCATCATCACCATCATCCGGCTCTTCGAACATCTTCTTCCATGGGTCATCTTTTACCACGCCATGCTCTTTCAGATATCCACGGTAATCCTCGCTTAGCCCGGACAGCTTCTCAGCGTTCGCAATAACCTTCGTCTCGTAGTCCAAGCGTTCGTTTGCCGTGCCGCCCTGGTTGTCCTTGAAGGTCACGCCATCGATGCCGAACACGCCACATAGGCGGCAGATCGGATCAAGCATGTAATCGAACTGAAGGGCCTCTGTCATGTCCTGGAACGACTGACGCTCTTGCGTGCCTGCACTGTTCAAGCCGCCAACGCTTTCGCCTACGAGGATAGGCAGCGGGATCGACGTGACCATGGCCAGGCGGCGCAGCGTGATGTTGTCCACGTCGGCCAGGTTGGTGAGCGCCTGGGCGATACTGATCACATCGTCTTCGGCGTCGATCAGGCCGTCACCGTAGATGCTGCGAAGGTCGGCCAGTTTCGAGTAGTACTGAACGAGCGCGTCATCCTCTCCACAGCGGACGGAATCCTTGAACCCCTTTACCTTGTGGAATAGCGT